ATATGCCATTCTTTACTCTTACATAATTCTTCAAAGACAGGAGCCATCTGAACTTCCATATCCTTCATAATCTCTAATGATTCATCCCAAACTCTTCTACCTATTGCACCAGCAAGTCTTCCATCATCAGGTCTATCACCCTTCTTATCAGTCCATACATTAGTCTTATCTTTTAATTCTTTAAGAGTATATTCTCTTATCTCATCTGGATTCTTATAAAAATCATCAATAATAAAATAAGTTTTCTCAACTTTATCAGGAAGGAATGTTACCTTACCATCTTCTGTAGATACCCATGTTATATCTGTTGTCTTCTTTACTTGAACTTTAAGATCAGGATTAATTTCAAACATTATAATAAAGGAATACAACCAAGATTAAGTGTAGGAATAGGACCAGGATAATTAGGTCCTTCAATATCATAATTATAATCTGTCATCACATCAAATCCTATACTAATTCTCTTACCTTTATACTCTTTTAAATTAACTACTCTATGTTTATGCGATCCTGGTCCAAAATATATATTACCAACTTCATTATCAATTGTCCAATTCTCAAATTCTGTTTGAGTATCTTGAGGTTCTATGGCAATGTAACCATGATAAGCAGAACTATGATTATGCCATTGGAGAACACCATCATGATCCTGATAGTTCAACCATGATTGCATCCATAATCTCTCTTCAGATAACTGACTCCTAATAAGACCTCTTAAAGTCTCAAAAATTTTATACATGTGTATAGACGGAGAAGAGACCCCAAAAATATTATACTTTGTGTAACCAAACGTGCTATCTGACACGCCTTGTTCCAGTATAATATCATGGGATCTCTTAAGATCTTTTATAATCTCCTGCTGATGTTCTTTAATGTATTCAAAGTTATATAATATGTAATCAGACATCAGTTCCACATAGTTACATCATATTATAGCATACTTACTATTCTATAGCAGCAGTTGCTCTCTTAGTAGAGTTAGCAGGCTGTGTTGGGAACATGTATGCAGCAATGTTAGGATCAACTGCACTTAATGCAGATGGCATATCTCTAAGTGCCTGACGGAATCCTTTGTACTCATCTATCATAGAAGTAGGTAAGTCAGAAGCCATCTGTCCATCAGTACCTTCTAGCTGTTGGTCACGTCTGTCTCTAAGAACAGCCCATGTAAGATCTATATCATCACCATGAATAGATTCGTTAACACCTATCTTACGGATCTCCATGTTACCTGTAGTGGTATTCTTAGTAACACCAAGTTTATCATAGATATCATCTGGCTTAGGTGCTCCATCAGAAAGTGTCCATCTCATTAACTGATCATATCCAGAAACGTTAGGAGAATCAGGATGTGGATCAGGTGGCTCTTTGTATGCTTCTTGCTTACTGTCATCAATTGGTGCTCTAAGCTGACAGATCAATGGATCTGTTGCACAATCGATTTCCTTCCACTCTGTAACATCTGCTGGTTGTGGACGACCATCTGCGATATCTTCCGCAGTCAAAGGTCCATACTTTTCTTTTCCGTCTGCACCTAACTGTAACCAAATCTTATCTGGTCCATGATAGGTAAATTTTCTTGTCTTCCCCTCGGAATAGGAGTGATCTTTCTGATACTCATTGGGTATCGGCAGATCAAATTCGACTGATACTTGTGCCATAATTGTGTCTCTGGTTGATAGAGAATAGTCCTTCGGTATTATTTATAATTTTTTTCATTAAAAAAGGTGCGTTCTACCGCACCCTTTTAATTGTTTTAAAATTCTTTTTAAAGGTAACTAACTTTAACTAGTCCTGGACCTCCAGTACTACCTCGTCCACAACAGTTACTACCACCACAATACGTAGTCTGAGCACCCTGTCCACCATGAGCATAAGGTGATGTCCAGCAACCACAACGCATCCAGCACTCATGTATGTTCTGGTTCATTGAAGTACCAATAAATGGTGCTGACGTTGGTGATGAACCTTGACAATGACAATGGCAGAATGACATGTGTATAAAGAACGCTCCTCTATGATTACCCATACCAAAGTCTGCTCCATGAGCAGTAGGACTTACACAACATCTACCCCAATCAGAGTGACATGCTTCGTTCCAACCACTATTAGCACAACCTCCAGTACCACCCAAGGCACAGAAGTTACTTAAATTATGTCCATTTACATAACTCTGACACCCATGACAACCATAACATTCAATTGATTCACATTGATATGTACCAGCAGCACAAACTGTATACTGACATCCAGGAGCAGTCTGAATCATCTTAGATGCATAGTACCCACCTTGAGCACCTGCATAGTGCTGACATCTGTTGGTAGAACACATCCCGTGTCCATTACCTCCAGAACCCCAAGCTTCCCAGAAGATACGTCTTACCCCTGAAGGGACTGTCCAAAGACAACAGCAACCTGGAGAACACCTGTTAGGAGAACCCCAAAAATACCTTACGTTCCAAGTATCAAATACACCAGAAGCAACGGCAGTCTGTGGGACTGTCCCGTCGATTAATTGAGTTGCACCATCAACTTTTTTATAGCTTGCGTATGAGGCCATGTTTAGTAAATTCCTGTAACTTTATTTATCAATAATAAGTAATTCTCACGAGACCTGGGCCACCCATGCCTCCCTGTCCACAGCAGTTACTACCACCGCAGTAAGATGACATAGCACTTTGACCACCGTTACCGTATGGTACAGTCCAGCAACCACAACGCATCCAACACCAGTTGATTGACATTTGTACCTCTGTTCCGATCAATGGAGCAGAAGTTGCTCTTGTTTGTTGGTGTAGACAATGGCAATGTCCGTGTCCGAACCACCACTGAGCACCACCAAAAGCACCAGAGTGATTACCAAATCCAAAGTCACCGCCATTTGAACCTGACTGTATACAGCAGTCCCAGTAAGACATACAAGCACTATTCCAACTTGTGTTAGCATATGCTTCGTATCCACCAATGGCACAGAAGTTAGATAAGTTAGTTCCATTTACATAGGAAGCACAACCTCTACATCCGTTACACTCAAAACGACAGCAGTTACCATTACCTGCTGCACAAATACTATATGAATCTCCAGGAGTTACATCAATAGTTTTAGTATTATAGTATCCACCACCTGCTCCTTTATAGTGATGGCATCTACTTGTAGAACATGCTCCAGCACCTGATCCACCTGCTCCCCAGATTTCCCACTGTACTTTTCTTACACCAGCAGGAATTGTCCAAAGGCAACAACAACCATTGGAACAAGAGTTAGGACTACCAAAGATCCACTTAACACCATAAGTTTTCCTCGTGCTAGGATCAAACTTCGTAGAATCTAACGACGCAGCTTGTAGTGAAGCACCACTTACTTTTTTATAACTCGAATAACTTGCCATTTTTTATAAAATCCTTAGAAGTACGTGATCTTAACAACACCAGAACCACCAGTGGTTCCTCGTCCACAACAGTTACTACCACAATATGTGGTCATACCACCCTGTCCACCTGCACCATATGGTACGTTATGACAACCACAACGCATCCAACACTCAGTTAGTTCGTTTGTAACAAAGTTACCACCCGTTAAGAATGGAGCACCAGACGAACATTCTGTGTGACGATAGCAGTGACAAGCGAATGAACCAGAGAATCCTCCTCCATGTGTACCCATTGAGAAGTCTCCACCCCAATGACTACCACTAGGATCAGTACAACATCTTGCCCAATCAGAGAAGCACATGGTATTCCAACTACTGTTGGCACAACCACCCTTACCACCTATAGCACAGAAATTACTTAGGTTATGACCATTAACATAGGTCTGACAACCATCACATGCATAACATTCAACTGATTGACATCCGTAAACACCAGCAGCACATATTGTATATTGGCAACCTTCCGTAGTAGAAATAGTTTTTATATTGTAGTAACCACCTTGAGCACCTGCATAGTGCTGACATCTGTTGTTAACACATAAACCGTGTCCGTTACCTCCAGAACCCCATAACTCAAATGTGACTCGTGTTACACCCGTTGGGACTGTCCAAAGACAACAGCAACCTGGAGTTGCACACCTCAGGTCACCACGAATCCATTTCACGTTATAGTTTTTAAAGGCATTCGTCTCAAGCTTAGCATCAGTGACACTACCGTCAGTGAGACTTGCTCCAGATATTTTTTTATAACTTGAATAGGTTGCCATTTGTTAAACCAAGTATGTATGTATTTATAAAACGGTGGGGGATTCCATTGAATCCCCCGATCTCTAGGTTATTAGACTGTGAATAGTCTCCAACCAGATGATGCATCGTAGTAAATTAAGTCGAATGCAGCACCCTCAGTATTAACTGTTAGATCAGCAGCATCACCCATAATTGGTTTGCCGTTTCTAGCAATTGTCAATGCGTTTGAATCAAACGTACTTGCAACGTCAACGAATCTGATTTGGTCACCCTTACTTGGAGATCCAGGTAGAGTAACTGTAAATCCACCACCAGTAGTGTTACACCAGCATGTCTGGAATGCAGCAGCAGAGTATGTTGTGGTTACATCAACGTTCTGTAGACCTCCTAGTGGAACCCATGCAGATCCGTTATAAGACTCGAAGGAGTTAACGGAAGTGTTGTAACGAAGACCACCAAGAATTGGAATTGCTGGTCTCTGAGCAGTAGTTCCCTTAGGTGGAACAATCTGATCAGTACCCATGTTGTCACGGGTTAAGTAACCAACAAGTGCAAATTCAGTTGGGCAAGCATTGTTAGAGTTGCCACTCATGGTCTCGTCAGAGGAGAATTCAG